CATGTGGCATAATTGCAATACCCTTATATGACACCTATGGGGTGGTCATTCCGGCGGCTCCTCGCCAACAATAACGTCCGTCATTTGCTGCATTGTTTCAGTCGCGGCCCCCATCATGGCGGCGGCTTCGCTCATGGCGGTGTCTTTGTTTTCGATCTCACTCGCGATTAAAACCTTGGCAAGTTCAAGCTGGCGGTCTCTTTCGTTCTGATCCGCGTCAAACATCCGTTGTTCACGCTGCATCATAATATCAGCCTCGATCTTTGCCGCATCATCAACAACGGGCTTTTGCGCTTCGAATTCTTTCAATGCCAATTCACGGTCTTTTTGCTCCGCCGCTTTAAGCGCCTTCTGGCCTTCCATGCTAATCTTGGCCTGCGCTTCTTCCTTATCTGCCTTCAACGCTTGGTTTTCCTGCGCCATTTGCGCGTGTTCTTGCTGCAATTGTTGGAATTGTTGCTGCATTTGCAAAACTTGCGGGTCAGGCTGTTTATCTTTGCCGTCGTCTGCGCCAATCATATCAAGAGCGTCTTCGACATCACGGCCCATCTTGAATTTACGAACTGCCGTCAAAAGTAACGACTTCGCAGCATCCAGCGGTAAATAACCAACCTCGACCGCGGGGCCAGCGTTCTGGATAAACGTCGATATCCCAGTCAGCAACTCGGTTATGTTCTTCTGATCTTGAGCCTGATCCCCGGCAATTGTTGAATCCGTCTCAATATCAATCCGATAAGACCGCTGTTTGTCGTCTCTCAACACCTGGAGGCATTCTTCCCAAGTCGGGTCATCGAGTAGCTTCTGTAATTTTTCAGGAACTGGCTGGCCTTGTTGCTGCATTTGCTGGGCAGCAATCTCCGCAATTTGTTTTTCCTCTGGCGAAGGCAACTGCATATCAGTCATAATCGCGAGCGTGTCCGCGCTGAACTTCTCTGCGATAATTTCTCCAGCCATTTTGATAAGATCACGCGCATACCGCTGAACCTCCCGGCGCATATCGTCGAGCCTCATCGTGCCGAACTGCGCCTTAAGCTGTTGAGCCCCGAGCGTCTCCTGTGCCTGTGACGTGCCTCTCATAATGTCGGCAATGCCGGTTATCTCGTAAATGGTCGTCTTGACCGCCTCTCGCTGAGTGTAGAGATAGCCCAACACAACGGCGATTTTCTCAATCGGGAACATCCAGATAGCCTTTTCAAGCCCGCCCGATTGCATTAACGGCAGAACGTCTCCTGCCGGAATAAGGAAATTCTCTCTGGCATCCATCAACGTTGATAACTCGCTGATCGTGCTATCGTAAATACCCCTGACCTTACATACCTTGACGATACCTGAAATCCGCTTGGTCAACTCATCAAGTTCGTCAGCTTGGTCTTCGTAAAAACGGAACGGGTCAACTGGTGTTAATGAATCGGTGTTTTCCGTCGCATACAACGGCCTCGGGATTGGGAAAAAACCCTTAAGTCCAAACGGGTCGTCCTTCGTGTCAAGGGGCCGCTCCTTGAGGGATGGCGCAATGAAAATGACCTCCTTAGTCTTCTTATCCCATATCTCCCATACGATGGACCGCTTGAACGTGTCCGCTATAGTGTCCTCATCGTCCTCAATACCCTTGGGTGTGTAATCCAGTCCAACGTCGTCGAATATATCCTTGAACTGCTCCTTACCATCTTCCATCGTTACTTTATGACGAAAAGCGACCCATTTACATTCCTCCCAAGTCCGCCCCGGTCCATGACGGAAGTCATTCCAATTCACATGTTCCCATTCAACTTCCTCATACCGCTTTGCCTGGAATACTTCCCCCTCGTCGTCTTCATCATCCTCGAAATACGGCTCATATTTAATCCGTGTTACTCCGCGGCCAGTTAACTGGCAGTCTTTAATTGCCAGCCTCATCGTCCTATCAAGGTCTTCCTCGTCCATCGTATATGACAGGCTGCGCTCCAACACCTCGGCAATCGTCTTGCCGGTGGGGTCAGCGTCACGGTAGCGGCGTCGAACGTCCGGCTTGGCCGATTTATTGTAAAGGGCGGGGACTATGGTTTGAACATTTGAGTAGAGGATATTGAATCGGCTGGACCCTGAATAACGCCCATTCGACAATGAATACGTTCCACCTGCCTGACCGTCGGCCCTCTCGTCACGGTAACGGTCTGAAACGTCCTTGGCCCTTGTGCGCCAATATTTTTCTTCCTTGTCGGCAAGGTCCAGTTCGAGCATCCACCGCTTGTAAACGCCTTCTGGACCAGGACCAGCGTCTTTAACTGTTTCTAAAGCGCCGCCTTGGGCTTCCGTCACGTCAGTCATTCAAGCATTTTCCATCAAAGGGATACGGAGCATCACTGCGCTGTGGCTTCACCATTATATTAACCTACAAGATTTATAGGCGCAAGGGGCTACCCAAGAAACACCCGCGCCAAGGTTGCCACAATCACAAACGCAATGATAAATCCGAATGCATAAGCCATTTTCATTTCTCCATCATTATTTTGCGGATGTATGCGGCACATTCAGGGCCGGTTTTATCTCCCATGGAATCCCCGTACCCTTTCCATTGGCCCCAGTATCCAGCGGGACGCTCAACCTTGGTGTCACAGTAGGCAGCCGCATTTAATAAGAGCCCGTGGAGTTGTTCAGCCTTGTCAGCCATATCCATTTTCGAATCTGCCTTACTCACCCCGCCTCGGTGCCTGACTATAGTAAATTCGCAGGTCTCACTATAAATAATTTTACCAGCCGCGTTCGTTATCGAAACGACGGAAAACATATCCCCGGTGCAATGGACGTCCATCTCGTCAATTTCATCTTCCGACAGGCCTTTAGCCCGGTAAAAATACAGTATCCGGTTACAGTCGCATGAATTGTTGCCCTCCTCCCAAATAAAAACATCGTCGTCTTTGTCTCCATAATCATCAATATGTTCAACAACCTCACCCGTAAGGTTATTTTTTATGAGCACAGTGTGCCTAACCCAGTCAGTCATATTTCGCTTTCCTCTTTTTCACGGTGTCCAATAGATCGTTAATGGTTACTGTGCTCTTGCCGCCAATCGTTATCATGGGGTTAAGCTTGGTCTCAACAGGCTTCGCGGGCTCTTTCCACACCCACGCTAGATAACGCAGAGTGTCAGCAAAATGATTTGTCCAGTCATGCACTGGCCGATCTCTAAAGCATTTCCGCTCATCATCCCATTCCCGCCTGAATTGGGCAATGGCGCTTAGGAACGTATCCTCAGCGTCGTTGACCCATAACCGCGGAAATAGCTGCCTGACCGCCATGACACCTTGCTGTTCCGTGTTCCGGTTTTGCAATATCCTAACATGCTCCAAACCATGGTCTTTTGTCAACTGCTCATAGACCGACCGTCCAGCAGCCGCTAATGTCTTGGCCTGCGCGTCGTGAGGCAGCCAGTGCTGAGAATATGTAAATGGTTTATCGTTGACAATATTGGCGTAATGCTCCAAATCCTTACCGCTGGCATGGTAGCTGTCGATGATTCTGACCTCACCAGCCAGCATTTGGACAAACAAGATTGCCGTGTCGTCCGTCCAACCAATGTCCCATATGGTGACGACTGGCAGGCTCTCATCCCACTCGACAGACTTGATTCGGCCTTCCTGACGGGCCTTAGCTAACTCTCCGCCATAATACGACCCGAGGATAGCCGCATCGAAGCTGCACAAATACTCTTGCTCATATTGGCTGTTACCAAAGTCCTCACCATACAGAGCGACGTATTCCAGCCGAATCCCCTCTAATTTCTTCGCGTCGAAACCCTTGGTGTCGAGGATGGTTGACACCTCAGAAAACCAATCGTCGCTTTTCCTCGCGTGGTCGAGCATGGACTTCGCGTGATTATTACCCCGTGGTGTGGTGATAAATGCCGCTGTCCCGTCTGTCTCCTCGAGCATGGGCTTGTGGTAGGCCCATGCCGACGGGTTACACAAAGCCCATTCCGAATAGGCTATGCCGACTGGACCGGAGCCGACCGTGGCGTCATATCGGTCGGACCCGAGCAACTGCCAAGTCGACTCCCATACAGTCTCGATGAACATATCATTGTCGTTCATACGCTTGCGGATTTCTGGGGGGTACATTTCATCAATGCGGCGCTTACCAGTATGGCCGTTCACGCCATTCCAGATTGCCTTCCTGGCTTGGGCATATTCTGGAAAACAATGCCAGTATGTTCCTGGTCGACGACGAGACAGGTCGCGGAAGCCCGTCATGGCGACTTCATCTTTGCCCCAACGCCTATGGGCTATCTCAATTAATCGCTTTTGACGTTGCTCGACTAGCGCGTCGTAAAAATTTGTCTGATACCAGCGTAGTTCGAAATCATAATTAGGCATCGTCAGGCTTTGGCTGCCGGTATGTGTTGAAATTGACCGTGGCGGTCACATCAACTTCACTCTTATCCGTTAACATGCCATGAAGCTTTGCCTTGCCGGTCGTCGCGCTCACCATTGCAGCGCCTTGCTTCTCACCCTTGGCGACAAACCGCGCTTCTTCATATTCGTCAGTCAAACTGTCAATCGTCACGTTGCATCTTTCGGCGTGTTTTGCCTGTCCTTTTTCGAGTGCTTCATTGATTTCAAGTTTTTTCAACAATTGTTCCGCTATTTGCCCTGCTGTTTTTTTTGAGTATCCAGCACGGATTGCGGCCTGTGTTCCATTGCAATCAACCAGGTATTCCCGAACGAACTTCTTTTGCTTTGGGTTAAGGGTTGTCACCTCTCAATCCTTCTTGCCGTCTTTGCAATTATCGCAGGGCTCCATTAGTTTTCCAAGAATCTCAAAGCAAGGCTTTTGCCCCCATCTTTCACACTTCTTGGAGCATCGCTCTTTTTCGGTTTCTGACATTTCTGTTTTATTCATTTTATACTCCCCGAAAGAACACCCAGCGCGGAGCCAATAAGGAGTGAAAGGCTTCTACGCGCCGAGTAATTCGGCGGAGGAGTGGGCCGCCGAATTTTGGTTTAGTCTGTTTGCGCATCTAATCCACCCTAGCTATCTGGTTTATTTTTGTGACATATTCCATCGTTACGTTCGGTGGACTGTCAAAATATTCAAGCCAGTCCCTCTCTTTTTCTACATAATATTCATCGAAGGTTGGAACTATAACCGTTTCCTTCTTAATCTTCCGGAAATGACCATACAGAAATGAATGCGGAAAAACTGTCATTGCCTGATTATATCGTCTGTCGTCACGGTGGTCAACAGAGTGCGGCCCGTCACCTTTAGCTTTAGCGACCAATCAATTGCTCTCTGCGCATTACGCTTGTCTTGATAGCAGTCTCGAAGAACCCATTGCTCGTCCAGAGTTAAAGGGCCACCATAAAGCTCTTTAATGGCAGCATTTTCCATAAAGGCAGCATCTCCCACGAAGTTAAAATTCAATCGAATGTTACTTATGGCCTCTTTAGAATAATCCATTTAGTTCACCCCCTTTATGCTGCGGGCTGGGCGCTACACCAGCTAGGCGATGGCTTCTACTCCACCGGGCGGTCAAGCTTTGATTGGACTTCGCATTCTTCCT